TGTATCATCAGAAACGCTAACATCTCTCATTGGTTGACCTTGAAACTGTTTACTACCAATTGGACTATCAAATTTCGGCATCATTAACTCCACATAAAAAAATACCCTACCATGACTATATATCAAAGGAGGGTATTTTATAAGTAGTTAAGAGATATTAGAATCTTTTAGAAGATACCATTTGTATCGATACCACCAACAGAAGACTGTCCAATATCGATAAGTCCGGCAGCGTCAAGAGAGCCTCTTCTACCATTAGAGCCAGTGTCAGTTTGAGATTCAATCCAGTTTGGATTGCCAATCTGGAACGGTCCAGAGCCCAGTACATTGCCTTGTCCCAAGCCTGCTGCAGAAGTTGCACCAGTGACAGGAATAGAGGCTGGATTGCCATTGAGGAAGCTGTAGATGGTTTCTGCTTCCCAAGTCATACTATCGGTAATAACCCAATCGCTAACTTGATAAGTATAATCAATACCAGAAATCCATACGTTTTTAATAACCGTACTTACTTGCTGTGAAGTTGCCGCTTTTTGTTTATCAATTATGATAATATCAAAGGGGTATACTTGAGAAGCTACGTGTACGAAGCCTCTATCAAAAGCATTAGCAACTCTTAAGGCTTGAAATCTTACTCTTTGACAAGTTCCAGTAACACTAGTTGATTGATTAGGTACAGAGTCAATATGACCATCAGTACCAACTTCATCAATCATCTTAATAGGTCTCTTTTCAGAGATTGCCATAGATTGGACTGCACCAACAGGTTGATATCCTTTGGGTGTTCTAACAGCAATAATGATATTAGTTGAAATTGCTGTATTTGTGGTATTAGTACCTGATGGTAAAAATAACCCTGAATTTGTATTGCCTGCTTGAACATAAGTGTTAGCCATAGTTTGTTACTCCTAGTATATCTATATCAAACCCCTAAATTACTAACACTAACTTTGATATAAATCCAGTTGATTGGATAAGTTGGTTGTACGCTTACCGTAATGTTCCACTGACGAGGGTCCAAAGAATCACGTTGAACAGTCAAACCCTTGAATGCGGTAATTAAACCTTGTGAAATCAAAGAGTTGAGTAGTAGAACTGCTTCAGTATTTAGAGAAACTCCAGTGGTTGAAGTTTCTGCTTGTCCAATAAAGCCGGCGAATCCAGAACGTAGAGTCTTTGCAACCCTATCTCTAATGAAGACAATTGAGATTTCTTGTTCTTCTGGGAATCCACTTTGTGAAGTGGTAATGCCCCATACTACTCTGCCGCCACCAGCCACTGGTTGTAGCGTTGTAACGCCAGCAGCAGCTAGTTGCTCAAGAGTAAGAGGAGAGAAAGTCTTATTTCTCAGGATAGTAAATCCGCTAAATACCTTATTGGTAAATGGATCTTGTAGCGCAAGGTCTGCGTTAGCAAATCCGGCGGCTGCCGCAGCGATATAGAAACCGTCCACTAGAACATTATCTGAACCTGCTTGAACAACAATCTGGTCAGGATAGAAGTATACGGCTCTGAAAGTTGAACCATAAGAATTAGATACTGAATAATTTGCCAAATCTTCTATGTTGCCAGCCAAAATATCTGTAATGCTATCTCCTTGGATACCTTCTAGGATTCCAATATCTTCTACGGCCGCAGGAGTTACACCAGTCAAATTAGCCGGAGTCAAACCTTGGATGGCGCCCATGAACAAAACTCTTTCTTTCTTATTAGCAATGTTGCTCATTGCAATACAATGACTTAAACAGTTTTGGAAAATAACCGATATTGTTTGATTTGGCAAAGGAACTAAAATATCACATTCTACGGTTTGTAGAACTTCTAGAGCATTAAGCCAGCCAGCATCGAAGAAGCTTGCGTCTTTAGCATCAACGATAGTAACTCTTAATTGATATCCATTAGGCACTATGTTATGGTTCATAACCAAATAAGTGCTCTCAGCAAATGGATCTAGGATTTCATATCTTAAATCGCTTTCACTTACGAAAGCCATCTGGATAGTCAATTGGTTACCAATAGTATTATAGCCAATGATATCGTATGTGCCATTGTTACCAGCAGTAGATCCAGTGATCTTTAACCTGTAATCAGCCACTAAATCGGCTCTATCAAAATTAACTGCGCTACTAGTAAAAGTGGCAGTTGCAGTATTTAATAGGGCAACTACTGTTCCATCAGTGCCGGTCGTTGAAGCAACTGCAAGACCTGTTGGAATATAGATTAATTGAAATGTTTGATTGGTACCAGAAACTAAATCTGGGAATCCACTTGGGGTAGTGAATGGTACCGGATCGCCTGGTTCACCAGTAGTAATCGTTTTAATACTTAGTTGGCCGCTAGAAACTCCAGTAATATCGAATGTTCCTCTATCAGCTTTGCTAACAGAATCAATTACCTTAAGCAATTTGCCAATGTAAGTTGAATCAAAAACAATACTTGGAGTAGAGAATACTGCTTGGGTTCCGAAAGCTGGCAATCTGCCAAGATACCCATCAAATCCTTCGACTTCAACTTCAAAACTATTAGTGATAGTATAGTCGAATGAATATCCAGATGGCGGAGAAAGATTGCTAAATACAAACTGACTCGTGGTTGGTTGACCAGAAGTGTTCAGCGTATAGTAAGTAAACTTATTAGGTAGTAATTGCGTTTCAACTTGAGTAGTTAAATTAGTAACAAATACATGGATATCGGAGTTGAAATTGGGAACAACACCAAGAGGAAATGGAAAGATAAAGTCATCTGTATTAGTAGATAATGAATCAACAGACGGAGACATTACATAAGAAGTTCTACGTGGTAGTGGAGGCGCTGCTTGGCATGCAATCATAGAAGATGCGCCATTAGCATATAGTAACTGACCACCGAGGCTCAAGTTATTTGTTAAGCTTGGAAACCCGCTGAAATTCACGATATCTGAAATACCCTGAGTAAGAGTTGGGTTATTGATATTGGCTAGTGGGATTTCAACAGCAGTTAAAGAATCTCCACGTACTAAAACTCCGGAAGAAACTATGACAGTAAATCCATCGCCCTCACGGAATGGAGAGACTGTTACAGAAGAGACTTGTGTTTCAGTGATATTGAAACTTAGAATACCATTACTAACAGTTTGTCCATTAGCTTGCCATACAATTGGATTACCATTTGAATCTAGCTGGGCGCCAGAAACAGATCCGAATGCTAAGAACTTAGAAGTTCCAGCGATTGGTTGATTTAAAGCATTTCGTTGTACAGAGACGCAACGAATAGTCCAATTCTCTGGTGGAGAGTTGGAGTCTACAAGTTGCAAACCATTAAGGCTGCCTAAACCTACGTTGGTATTAAGTGGGGTATAAAATGAACCACCCTGATCCTGTAGATGTGCTGATTGTAACAAAAAGTGACCCGTAGTAGGATCTAGTTGATAATCGTAAAGATTGCTAAAGGTTGTAGTTGAGGTAATTGGTCCTAACTCTAATCCAACTAGCGGAACGCCATTCTTAAATATAGTTGTGCGGTTGGAAATCAGAGGGAAATTTGCCAAAGCAAAGTGTCTGCCATCTGCGCCAGAGTTAGAAGTGTAGCTTGAATTTAGCCCGTCTGTTCCACCACCTGCGGCTTGCGAAACGATAGTCTCATTAGTGGAGCCTTGACCGATCATAGCTACAACACGGGAGCCTCCAGGTAACGCAACACCACTCGACTGTGTTATTACGTCTGTGAATACTCCTGGTAAGGCATTTGTAGCGCCTGGTATATTTGCCATGTTAAATCCTTCTCACTCAGTTTTGTGGATGTCTCACTAAAATGTAGTAATATTACTATCCTTGGTGTTATATTAGCACATTTTGTTGACTTACCGGGTCTTAAACTTTCTAATTTACGCTTAATCTTGCCCTAGTACTTACATTTTTAGTAGCATATCGGCTATGTTAGTTGACGTATGGACCGTCAAGTTAGCCGCTATCGGACTATTAGGCTGTTTCAGGTCAGCAAAGCTGGATGTGAAAAGAATAGCGTCAACAGTGTTGGCTACAGGTATTTCTCGTCTCCACTCAGTTCTTATCTCTAATGTTAAAGTTTGCCTAAATAACTTATCATTTCGATCATCTGTTTCAGAGGTGCCACTAATTGAAATTGGCTTAACAATTATTCCTATGTCATGTAGAGTGTCAAAATGCACCTCTGTAAAACACATTCCAATTAACTCTATTAAATCATCTCTTGCTCTTAAACTACGGCTCATTACATCAATAATTATAGAACCTTCCCATGCTCCAGACGTTATTAAAGCAACTGGTTTTGTAACGATAGTTTCATTACCATATCCATCAACAAATAGTAATCTATCATATTTAATCATCCCCTGATCACGATTTATAGAAATAGGAACATAACGAGTTCCGCCACTCTTAACTAAAATCGCTGGATAAAAAATACCATCATATCTATAGTTCTCTCCAATAAAGATACGAGTGGGTAGAACTGGATTAGGATTTAACTGTGGGTTAGACCCAGCTCCATATGGCATGTCAGCGCCGGAAGGTAAATCTGTGTGATCAGTTGTGTTTGGAAATCCCCATTGATCTTTGGCAAAATGATAATAACTGTCTTTAGAAAAGAAATCTCGCAAAGTAGCAATGATTATTTCTTTTGGGTATACGATCATCGATGCTTGGATGATATTGTATATTCCGAATAGATCGGATTTAAAGAAGTTATTAGAGGACATGTAGTAATATCAAATTATGAGTTAGAACTTTGAGTTCTTTTCCACTCTAAAAACTGTTGAAACATTTGTGCATCTGCCTTATTCTCTTGACGTACTTTATTTATATCTTCCATTATTTTAGTATCAGCTGGCTCAGCATGATCGGCTGGCCTTAAAGCCGGTTCTGGAATACTAGGATCAATGCCAATAATTCCTCTATTAACTTCATGGCCTCTAAAAAGATTTACATTATTCTCTAATAATTGCGAAAAAATATTCTTATCAACAACCGTATATCCCTCTACTGCCTCTTCGTCAGTTTCGAAATGTTCGGTGATAAAACCATTAGGTAAATTAGGGTTATTTTGTGAAGTTTTATAAGCTATATTTTTCATTATTGTATCCATGATATTTCTATAAAGCCACTACCACCATTGCCCCCAAAAGAACCATCGTGCGTATTGTTATAGTTGATTCCCTCACCACCCCCGCCGCCACCACCACCGCCCCCATAAATACCACTATTTCCTCCGGTAGAAAATGGATATCCAGCAAAACCTTGTGCGCCTTGACCGCCAGATCCTCCATATGAATATATATTATTTGAGCCGCCACCACCGCCTCCACCACCAGATCCTCCGGTTCCGGGAGACCATAAATTACTCAAACCGGGGGCGGCTGCATTAGCAACCAGTGATTGGCTATTATTAATCAGGCCAATAGTTAAAACTTGATCTAATGTAAATGTGGAGGTCGCAATACCTGGAGGGTTCCATATTCCATAAGTTCGCGCTTGAACAGTTTGTCCACCTAAAACTGGATTTGGAAAAGGAGTAGTACTACCGGCTGGACAACCACCACATGCTGCTGGAACAGTACCATTATAAACTGTTGCTCCTATTGGATCATCACCTCCAAAATTAATACCGCTATATTTTATTTCATTAGTGGTAAATGTGCGCTGTAATATTTCTCCACGCCTACCCCCTTGACCTCCTGTGAAAATAGCGGAACCAAATAAACTACTTTGTCCGTTTGAGCCGGCATTACCCCAGGTCGCGCCTCCATAATTATTAGGATAGAGGGGTGTGCCAGTATAAGGATTACCATTCCAAACAGGATTGATAGTTCCACCAACACCACCTAATCCAATAGAAATTGGATAAGATACGCCAGGAGTTACAGCAACAACATGTGTGCCTGTTATTGCGGCCTGCCCGCCACCTCCGCCCCCTGCAATACACCATACAAAAAATGGATAAGAAGCGTTGCTAGAGCTAACAGAAGCTCCCCCGCCGCCACCGCCACCACCACCGCAACCGGTAACAGTTACCCATTTAACTCCTGGTGGAGCGGTCCAATTAGCCGTAATTATTGGGACGTTTGAAAATTGTGTAATTCTTTGGTTAACAAACATCGTACCACTACCGCCCGAACATCCAAGAAATTGTGTTGCATTGATACTAGTGTATGTGATCGTTTGGTTACTATAAACATTGCCGCTATATGTAATAACGTTTATACTTCCACTAGATAAGAATCCTGAAGTTGAATAAACAGTAATTGTTCCTGTTGGAAAAGTATGATCCGCAGCGGCATATGCTAGAGCATCAGATCCGCTGTTAGTAGAAAAAATTTGCTTGAATAATTTAGGAGATGACATATTTTTACCCTTATACTACAGACCACATAAATTTTGGTGGCAATCCAGATCCATTAGCACCGCCATTTGGATCAATGATCGCTACTAGCGTAATAGACCCATAAGGATTATTGTAAACATAATCTGTATATAGATTTTCAATAGCGTCAGAGCCACTAAATGGATGTATAGTTATTGTATTAGTATCACATGTACCATTTGCATCTTTAATAGTAATAGTTCTACCAGGAGGACATAGCGCGATACTTGGCAAATTAATGATCAATGGCGCCGTAACATTCACCGCTAAAATATTGTCTTCTACAGCTATAGTATACGTTCCAGAGGTGGTTATTCTGCGTGCATTAACAGTAATTGGAGTATTTATGTTATTCTTATAAATCCATTTAAGCGATGGCAAATTTTTAACAAGATTTTGATCGCTTCCATCATTTGTGGAATTATCGAAAAAGTTGCTTGAAATATTAACCAAACCACTTGTATATGTGGCTGGTGCAAGAATGTATCCATTTGTTAGTGTATTAGCTTTTCTGTAGAAAAAATTATCCATTACTATACCATTTGAAGTATCCGATATAGTCAATAATGATGTTGGTGGATTTGTAATTGTATTTAGGAAGAATCTATTACCGATCAAATTAAAAGCATTGCCAGAAGTACTACTTACCGTAATTGGAGATTGCGTGGTAGTATTGCCCCAATTAACTGTACAGTTAATCATTGTGCCTAAAACACTCCATGTCGTACTACTTCCGGTCATATTAAAAGTACAATTTTCAACTGTTGCATTAAAGTCAACAATAAGAGTGCAGCTATTGCCATTTACATTGATAGTGCAATCTTTAGCAATAGTTCCGCTAAAATCAATACTTTCATTTGCGCCATTTAGATTGATAGTTACATTTTCTAATCTAGTATTAGCTAAAAAGTTACATGGTCCGCCAGATCCCGTAATATTGATTGTAGTATTTGTAATAAGGGTATTAAATGTTACTAAATGACCTCCCCCTGTTGGGTTCAGGTTAATAGTACATCCATTCATTGGAGAGCCGTTAAAATCTAATGTCTGAACATTCAATGTGATATTATTAAGTTCAACATTTAGTACTGATAATGTCGTATTTGGAGTAAATGTTGCGGTACCATCACCCATAAATTTTACCGGGACATTATAGCTCAAAGTAGAAGAGGGGAACGTTGTAAATAGACCTTTGATATTAAAAGTGGCATTGTAACTTGAATTTAGATTAATCCAAGATGCTAGAGCTTCGAAACTTCTAAATTCTCCATTGTTGGAATCTACACATAGAGTAGCTCGCTCGCCCCAATCTTTCTTGTAAACAAATTTTCTAGCATCTTTGCTAGCTAATGTGATAACTGGAGATGACGGAGTGCCAGTGATTACAGATGAGATAACATAAAGAACTGTTAAATCAGTTCTTTTATTAATCAAATCAGAGAATAATACTGCCGGCAAAGTATAAGTTGTACCACTTACAAATTCAGCGGCCGTAAATGTCCTAGCTGTTGTACTGGGGCTGCCTAAAACGCTATCAAAATCTAATAGTGGAATAGTAACATATTCTGAACTATCATTAATGCAAACTGCCCAATTAACTGGATATGTAGCAGAGTTAAAAGTCTCTTTAATTATAGGGAGCGATACAGTATCATTGTTAATATCAATTAATTTACCATTAACTAAAATGACTCCACCGCTGAGATTAACAATACCTTGAGATCCTGAAAATAGATTAAAAATATCAAACCCTCTAATTATTCCATTAGAGTGAAGATATTTTTCGGGAGCTGACATGAAACTAAATACAGAGGTGCTTAAATCTTTTTCACTAATATTTCCAAATTGTCGTTTATCAACAATCTTATTAACAATTTGAGTGGCATCATTTACTTGACAAGTTCCAATCAACATTAACTCTACATCAAGCTGTAAAGTTGGGAATAGTTGGAAATCTATTGTTTGATTTGAAAAATCAGTTAAGGTAGTATTAGGATCCATTATTAGATCAATATAGTCCGTATTAGTCTCATCATAAAATCTGATGGTTTCACCTTTTTTACCAATAGTGGTTGGACCTAAATGAGTAAAAGTGACTCCATCATAAGATGCTAAGTTACCAGTGAAAATACCAGTAGCACTAACAAAGCTGGTCACATTTAAAGTAATTTTATTAACTGTACCAAATTGATATCCTCTCAATTTTGGAGAGACCGCGATAATGTCAAATTTGTTTAAGTTAATTGATGCTTTTAGATTAGAGTCATTGACAGTCACTAAGGTTGAAGATAAGCTCATCCTTCCACGTTCGTGAGTAAATGTCTGACCGCTATCATTAACATAGACTTCAAAATGTCTTTTAAATTGTCCTGAAGGCGTCGGCAAAACGAAATCAGTTACACTCTCCGTATTAAATGATACAGAGTCTGAAGAGAAGTATACGGCTACTTTAGCAAATGGTTGTATTGTAAGTGACGGAGAAAATCCCTTGGCATGAACTGAATCATATACAGTGATGTCAGTATAGACATTTGGTGCACAGTTGTAAGAGACTGCTTGAATAATATAGCGCCCAAAATCTATTAAACTTCCGGTACCCAGAGATTGTACTACTATAGTTTTACCGACTTTTAAGCCAGTATTAGATAGATCTTGAAAAATTCTGTATGTAGTTTGAACTCTACCAACTTGTGCGGTTGCATCTTGAACAGTAGCTAGCCAGTACCCATCCCCATATCCATCTAATGCTTGAGTAGTAAAAACATTATTAGTATTTTCAATAGCCAATCTTTCTGTTTCAGATCCATTGACATAATAATTATTTCTTCTTAACGGAACAAATAATTTAGCCGGTTGTTGAGAGGCAGCCGCTGTAAAATAACTAAACATAAACGGAGGGCTAGCAACA